TGAGAGGATTCTCACGAACAAAACCTTGGAACAAGTAAGATTTTTTCTTCCAATATTTCCTACCCATGTCCTCAAGATTTGGATCCTTGAACCAAGTACGTACTTCTGCTAGGATAGGACACGGTGTGTCCTTACCATACATTTCTATACAAGGAACTTGTACAATAACAGGACGCGAATCTGCTTTGCCTTTTACCCCACCAAAAGGCAATTTAATCATTGCACGTTCGACCCAAAAGAATGTATTCTTTGCGTCACCGTCAGGAAGAAATCTTACTTTGGCGGATGTACCTTCTTCAATATTCCAGTGTGGGTAGATCCCACCATCGCCGTTTGTACTTGAACCGGTTGAGCCACGGTTCTCGGCTGCTGCAAGTTTTGCACGAATTTCTGCTAATGTGGTTGCCATGATGAATTTCCTTTATAATTAATTAAGATGGTCTTACAAAAGTGCTTAGATATACTCTGCACAATGCATAGTATAACATTTGTATTTAGCTTGTCAAGCTAAATTATGTATTTTATTACCCAATTATAAACTGAAGTTATTTCAGTCCAGCTAATTTTTTTAGGTCTTGTATATTTTCTTTGGGTTCTTGTCCGCTAGCTGGATTGTTTTGAACTTGATTAGGTACCGGGCTACTAGCATTAACTTGCAATAAACTAGAATATTCTGGATAGTTATCAGATAGATAATCGTCTATAACTTTTCTAACGTCTGCATTTGCTCCTTGCATTTGGGCATGTTGCAAAATTAAATCGTTTAGATCATCGTCTTGAATTATATTAGCAATGGCTGCTTGAGCATCTATACCGTTTTCCCCGGCTTTTATTGGTTCATTCATCAACTTGGCTAATGTATCGGTATCTAGATCCGATTCGTTAATACCGTGTTCAACATGGTCTGCCCAGTCTTCGAATTCTTCTACAAACCTTTGTTCTCCAACTTGTCTGTTTTGGTATGCTCTATATACGTAAGGCAAAGCCGCAGTTAACCTGTCATCAAACATTTTCTTAACAAAACGTTCTTTGAGTTTATCTACGTCATAATCTTCACTAATATCACCTTCAGGAATAAATGATTCCGCAAATTCATGATAACCGCGTGTGCGTGACATTCTATTTAAACTGTCTTTTAATTGTTTATATCTTTGTATAGCACTTTCAACCATGCCTGTAGTTTCGGTGTCTTCGAATTGTCTATGTCTTGTATTTCTCACAAAAAAGGCAAGGTTGTTCATTTCCTCAGCCATTCCTTGAATATGTTGACCTGGCTCATCGTAGATCCTACCACCATGTGAAAGATGTTGTGCCATTGCTCTACCCAAACTTAGTTTATTATATGGCATTCTAAAACGTTCACCTTCAGCAGTTTCTATAAACATACTTTCTATTTTACGACTGCGAGCACCTGGTTTAGATTCGTCAACAGCTTCGCTATGACGTACAATAAGTCTAGTAGGACCAAAATCTTGTATACTTGTTCTAGTAGTACCATGCCATTGTATACTTTCTTTTATTGCATAATCGTTACTTGTAGCTGTACTTTGGTTTTTGGCCACTGTGGCAATATCACGTTTGGTTAAATTGGACCTGTTAATGTCTCGTATATCAAAACTCAACATATTTCTTTTGGCAAACATTCTCATACTGCGAAGAAAATTTTCCCATTCTGTTTCTTGTTCTGGAGTGAATGCGATACCTATGCCTTGACTAAATGTAGCCTTAAGGCTACGATTATCTACAATACTGATAGTTAACTCGCCGTGTCTGGTACCATCTGAACTATGATATTCAAAACTAAAAAATCTTGCTTTAGTGGGTTCATCAGTGTTTTTACCATCTTCGTCGGTGATGACAACTTTATCGAATCTGCTTCTTATCTTATTAAACAGCTCGTCGGCGATGTTTTCAATATTATTCATATTACTATTTAGCTGATTACATCATAATAAACGGCATGGGTTCGATTATCTCTGCAAAGCTATCCCTTAGCTTGTTATCTATACCGCTGTCAAAACTTTGTAACAATTGTGTCATCCTGATGGTCAATAACATACTTAATACTAAATCATCAGTTTCGCCTATTTTAGCAGCAAAACTACCTGCACTGGCCACAAAGTTTTTTAACTCGCTGATAAGGTTTTTGCTATTAATTGTCATTTTACGTGACTCAACCATGGTTTTGAATTTGGCACAGGCTGCTAATTTGCTCTTGTTTGTAGTAGTAAATCCTTTTCTATATCTTCTGCTTTGTCCTACTTTGTGGGGCTCGCTGATGAACAACCCTTTAATATTTTCTTCGCCTAGTTCACTTATACAAATCAATGCTGCTTCACCTATTGTATTATTTTCTACACTATAATATATATTATTTTCTGTACCAATGGATTCATATATGTAATTACATATTTCCCTTAAAACATTAATTTGGTTTGGGACAGGAGTTCTGTTATGTTGCCATTCTGCGACTTGCACACAAGTAGGTAGTTCTAACACCTGTATCGCAGCCGGATCCCCGCCGGTGCCTAAACTTGGATCAAGTCCAACAACATAGACATTATCTTTAGTGGGTTTTTTATACCAACGAATTTGTCCCTGTCTTTCTATGGGATCAGTGCCTTCAAGGTCGATTAAAGTAGTAGGAGCAACTAAAGTTTCATCGAATATAAGGAATTCGCAATCCATTTCTCTTCTAAATCTTTCTGTACCAAGTTGGGCTCTTTGTTCGTTGGCCCAGGTTGCATCTCTCTCAGGGTGTTCATCCCATCGACTCCTGTAAGCCTTAAACCCATTTATACCAAGTTCAGTGGGATTCCCATATTCATCTACGCACTTGTTTGCACCTTTCCATAACTCAGCAAATTTGTCCTCATCGCTATTGGGCGTCGAAGTAATAATTGCTTTACCACCGGTACTTAGTGTTGGTGATATGGAGGTCCAAAATTCTTTGGCAATAGTAGGTCTAACATAGGCAAACTCATCGGCATATAGTAAAGAAATACTCATACCTCGACCAGTTGTTTCTGTTGTGGTCTGGCTAACTATACGTGATCCATTATCAAATTCTATACTACCTTTATTGTAACTAGTAACTCCGGCACGTATATGATCTGGACAAAATTCATATGCAAAACGCACACGAGTCATAATCTCATAAGCACCTTGGTATTTGTGTGCTGCTACTAAGATAGTACTGTCAGGTACAAACATGGCATACCATAATAAATAACCTGCTGCCGAAGTAGTTTTACCTGTCTGCCGTGGCATTAAACTTATACTGAACCTATAGTTATGATAGGTATGTATTAATCTTTTTTGGTACTCAAAAGGTTTGTACACCATCCTGCCACGCACAGGATGCTGAATATAAAAAAAATTACTTATGAAGTATTCGGGACCTGACTTGGGATCGGTGCAGGCAATGAATTCACGTATTTGCTCCTCTTTAAAACTTTCGAGGCTGTGAGGTTTTTTAATTAGAGTGTAATCTACAGGCTTACTCATAACTGTACTTATTGTACCAATTATTTGTTGACTGGTTTTTCGCCTGTCATATAGGGTAGACTAAACCAAAGTTTAAACCATTCCGGTGTTCCCGGTTTGATATCATGTTCACGTTCTAGTCTTTGCTTTTCCATACCAGTTTTGCTGATATTAATACCTTGCATACTTTCAACTGCGGGTTCTATACCGGCCAACCGTTGCAACTCACGCTGGTCTGACTCACTTAAAAAGGCATCGGGGATTTGTTCTTTTGGAACGAAATCCCCGGCTTTGAAACGGTACTGTTTCACTTTTTATCTTTGGCTACGCCTTTATCTTTAAGGGCTTTTTTCATCGGCTCTTTTTTATCTCCATCTTTGTCCATGTCTAGGAAATCTGGTTTCTTGCCTTTAGCTTCTGCTACAACTTTAAAGGCTGCTAGTTCTTCATTAAGCCTACGTTCAATATCACGTAGTTCAGCTTCTTGCATGGCCATTGGATTATCACCTTGACGATAACTATGCTTGAAACTATTCTTAGGACGATTTAAGTCTGTGCCTTGTTGTAATTGTGGTTCTACAGTCTGTACATTTACATGTGGTTCATTAGCATATTCTTCGCCCATTGGTTGCTCTTGAGCTGCCTGTCCACCACTAAGGCCACTTAACTTTAATAATTGAGCCAGTTGTTCGGCTGCTTGACCTTGTGCTGTTACTGTTAAACTTTTGCTACCTGTTCGAGTGTCTGTACTGGCATTAATATTCATTCCAGATTCTTGTTCTTGCTGACCACCACCCATCATGGCTTGATTATAGCACTCTTCAAGGTTTTTACTTTCATCTTTCTTTTTGCTACGTTTCCAACTTGTAGCATACAAAACTTCTAGACCTTTCTTTTTACCGTATTGTTTGATAAATTTTTCTTTATTACTTTTAATCCAATCTTCTTGACCGGGTGCAGATTTTTCTTTTAGTTCACTTTCTTCAACTTTCTCTTTATCGTCGTCTGCGTCTTCATCATCTGACTCTTCAAGATCAGTATC